TATCAGGATCTTTTAGCTGAGTATAAAGAGCAGATCAGAATCTTAAAACAAGAGATTGCTGAACTACAAGATGCAGGTAAAATAAAAGACTCTGCTAATAAAAGAACATTGCAGAAACTTGAAAACCTGACGGAAGATTTAGAGAAGGCCCAACAAGAACTAAAACAATTAAAGGAAAACAAAAATGAAAAAAATTAAAGAAAAAATAAAAGCTGCATGGAAGTGGTATGTTACATGGCTTTTTAGTTGGCAAAATAAAAAGTAATGGCACTTAAGATCGGAGAAGACCAACCTGTACAAATGCCAATGAAGACGGTGATCAGTTTGATCATTATCGTTGCACTCGGCACAATGGGTTATTTTCAGATTGTAGAACGCCTTAATATTACTGACACTAAAATAAAGATTATGGAAAAAGATCTTGAGGAAAACACTGAGTTCAGAATAAAATGGCCTCGGGGTGAAATGGGATCTTTGCCCGCAGATAGTGAGCAGTTCATGATGCTGGAGGATCTTTATAAGACTACTGATAAGATTAACAAACACATTGAGTCTATGATGAACAACAGAATTAATATTGAGTTTTTACAAAAACAAATGGATAAAGTTCTTAAAGATATTGAAACTCTAAAAGATAAAAATAGAGAAATAATTTATAAAAATGGTAATAAATAATGATAGCTGAAGTGATAGCCCTTCTAATGTTTATGGGACCTGATATTAAAGAACATAGAATTCAACCTAATATGGCAACATGTTTACGTGGAAAGCGTGTAGCAGAACGAGTTTATAAAGAGAATATCCAATATAAATGCATTAGATCTAAAGCAAATTTAGAAGAAAATATTGATGGCACTTTAACAATTAAATCATTAATATTAAATTAATGGTAAAATTTTTATTAGTAATTCAGATATGCTCTGCCTTATATGGTAATTGTCTTCCACAACAAACAATGGATTTGTATGATTCATGGTATGATTGTGCTAAAGCTGGTTTAACGGAGACAATAACATTATTAGATGTTATTGGAAAAGATATGATAAATAATAATAAAATTATTATTACCTTTACTTGTGTACCTAAAAATGAAATTTAAAAAAAGAAATCCAGTAGTGCAATTTTTATCAAGATATAAAAATAAAATTATTGCACATAATAAAAAATACAAAAGAGAAAAACAAAAAATTAAACAGCAGATGTTAAGTCATAGTCAGGATATATAATGGCTAAACCGCCTTTTGAGTATAGAATAATTATCTTAATGTTTGTTGGGGGATGTATTCCTATTTTAATAACAACAATGCTAAATCATTATTTTGATTATTCAGTTAAACAATCAATGGAATTAACATTTATATTATGTATTCCTGTGGCTGTTTGGATGGCATCAAAAATAAATGATAGATGGCATGATGATCAGGAGTAAAATATGTATTTAAACGCAAACATACCACCAATAGAATGCTATGTAAGAGGTAATTATCTAAGAGATCAAAAAGATTCTCATGATAAATACTTTGAATGTGTAGTCTTTGGTTTTACATCAATACCAAAACAAGTACCTTTGTTTCATTATATGATGACAGATGGTGGTATATGGTGGAGAGCACCAATATCTGCATTTTGTAAAAAACCAGAAATAAAAGAATTACCTTTAAATGAATTGATGTTATGGGATTCTTTTAGTTACAATGTAAGTGTTACAAAATTTTATCAATTAGATGGTTGTAAAATGATATATACATCTAGAAGAAAAAAACAAAGAGAAGGCACATATTTATTTACAATTGATTGGTGTGCTGGTGATTATAATGAATTAGATTTTGGTTATGCAGAAAAACCTGATCAACATAAATGTGGACATGTAATAGAATTAGATGATGGCAACTATGCAATACAACCCAACAATAGACTAAGGATATTTGATCCTTCTATGGCAGCTGATCCAAGCAAACCTCTTATCCATAGATTAGTTAATACTAGAATTTGGTCCGTAGAAGATACTTCTAAATGGATTACAGATGAAGTACAGGAAGGAAGCTATGATTATGAATATAAGGAGATAAAAGATGGCGAAGAAAAAAAGCACAGTAAATAAAGCAGGTAATTACACAAAACCAACTATGAGAAAGCGATTATTTAATAAAATAATGGCTGGAACAAAGGGTGGCAAAAGTGGACAATGGAGTGCCAGAAAAGCCCAGATGCTAGCGAAGCAGTACAAGGCAGCTGGGGGTGGCTACAAGTAATGATAACATTTATTAAAAAAATTTTAGGTATAAATAACTTAGAATATAAAATTAGATTACTTGAAAGAAAAAACTATTGGAGAGATAAGTATAAAACATGGTTAAGAAAATAAAAAAAGTTGCTAAGGCTCTGAAAAAAGCATCTGCTTTACATAAAAAACAAAGTAAAGTTATTGAGAAACATATTAAACAAATGAAATCTTATGGCAAAAAAAAGAGATCCTAAAGTAGGGACTGGTAAAAAACCTAAAGGGTCTGGCCGTAGATTATATACTGATGAAAATCCAAAAGATACTGTCGGTATAAAATTTGCAACACCAGCAGATGCAAGAAAAACAGTTGCAAAAGTTAAAAAAATAAATAAACCCTTCGCAAGAAAAATCCAAATACTTACTGTAGGTGAGCAACGTGCAAAAGTTATGGGTAAATCAAAAGTAGCATCTATATTTAAAAAAGGAAAAGACGCTATAAGAAGAGGGAGAAAAACATAATGGCACTAGCAAAAAGACAAAGGAGTTTAAAAGCATGGGGGAAACAAAAATGGAGAACGAAATCAGGCAAGAAATCTTCGGTAACTGGAGAACGATATTTACCAGAGAAGGCGATCAAGAGTCTATCATCTGCGGAGTATGCGGCAACGACAAGAGCAAAACGAAGAGGAACAAAAAAGGGCAAACAGTTTGTGAAGCAACCGAAAGGGATTGCAAAAAAAACAGCTAAATACAGGAGGTACAGCTAATGCCAGGACATTATGGTAAAATGAAAAAGAAACCTATGAAAGGTAAAAAAGTAGTAGGTAAAAGAAAAAAACTAGACATGGATGGAGATGGTAAATTAACCAAAAAAGACTTCGCTATGTTAAGAAATAAAAAGAAGAAGAAAAAATAATGAGAAAAGGACTATATGCTAACATTCATGCTAAAAGAAAGCGTGGTGGCAAAATGAGAAAGAAAGGTGCTAAAGGTACACCCACAGCTGCTAATTTTAGAAGAGCTGCAATGACAGCTAGGAAAAAATAATGGTAGCTAAAAAATACCAAAACCCCTCAGGTGGATTAAATGAAGCAGGTCGTAAATATTTTAAAAGAAAGACTGGTGCTAATTTAAAAAGACCTAGTAAAAAAGTAGGAAATAAACGCAGAGCTAGTTTCTGTGCCCGTATGAAGGGGATGAAAAAGAAACTAACATCTGCTAAAACAGCTAATGATCCAAATTCTAGAATTAATAAAGCTCTTAGGGCTTGGAATTGCTAGTGCAATTTTATTTATAAATATAAGTATGGCTGATATATCTAAAACAAAAGATTTTATAAAAGCAGTAGAAGAAGTTCGTCAGGAATATCCTGAAGATTCTATTGAAAGAAAAATACCATCATCTTTTATAGCAACAATTGCAGCTACAGAAACAGGTAATTTTAATTTTGAAGGTGCACCTACTGCACAAAAAGCTAATAATTTTTTTGGAATACATGCAACAGGTGATCAAAATTATATAGAGACATCTGGTGGTGCAAAGTTAAGATCATTTGATGATAGCAAAGCAAGCATTAGAGCTTTTGTAAATTTAATAGCAAATGATGATAGATATGAAAATGCTAGAAACTCAATAGATAAAGGGCCAAATGAAATGTTTAAAGGTATGTCTACATATGCAGAAAATCCTAACTATGTAAACATATTATCAAGTGTATACAAAAATAGAATAGAGCCAGTAATTCAAACAGAAAATTTTTTATTACCAAAAAGAAAACCAATAACAGAACAAATGGATAATCTGCAATAAAAAAGGGAAGCCTAAATTAATAGACTCCCCTCGCAGGCAACACGAAGACCGCTTGACTTTTTAGTCAGGTGGTCTTTTTTTTTGGTCGTAATATTTGTGACGATATAAATTTCTATCACCCCAACGTTTACGCCAAAACCAGTTACTTAATGAACTAGCATAACCTTCTAATTTATTCATAACATAGTTATGCCAAAAGTAATATCTAAACTTTTTGTATAAGTTGTTTAATATCATCTTGTAATTTTCTCCCAACAGAATTAGCATGATTAATTACAGCAGCACATAGATTACCATGATAGGGATAACCTTTAAGTGCTTCTCTAATTTTAGCTACAGGTTTACCACCATAATCTATTACTATAGCATTATCTTTATTAAGACCTATTTTTAATTCAAATAGTATACCAGTATATTTATCTAAATTATTTTTTTCTGACATCAGTTTCACCCCCTGACACAGGAGTTAAACCAGCTAAACTATTCATTAGTTTAACAACTTCTCCATAAGGTCTAGTCATAAGATATCTCATTATATCCATTAATTGTTCAGAACCTATAACATAGGTTCTAGGGTTAGCTTTTTGTTGTATTTGCTCTTCTTTCTTTTCCATTTATCCTCCTATTAAAATGGTATATCATCATCACTAGGATAATGTTTTTCAATTACCCTTAATTTATCTGAAGCACATCCTATAATCTCTAGCTGTTTATCTATCTCTACAGCAAATTGTGGATGTTCTCCTATACCTACAGGTTTATCTAGGTATACTTCTAATGTAGCTTTTGCTACATCAATCTCTGCTTGATATTTTTTTATCATAGCTTTTATAAAGTTATCTCTCATTCTGACCCCCTGAATTGGTAATATTTATCTTCGATTAAATCTTCATCTAGTAAATATACATTGTTTATATTAGGTTTATTGTACTCTATTCGCAGATCTCTTATAGTTTGATTAAGAGTTCTACCTGCTTGAAGACAATCACAAACCATATCCTCAAGTTCTAGTATTGCCTGTTTTACTGCTCCCATTATTTATCCTCCTTTGGTAGTTTATCTCTTAATTTATTTATTCTTTTTTGAGCATATATTATAATATCATATAGCCCATTTATCTCCGCAAGTAAAGCCATTCTTTCACCATGACTTAACGCATCTTCACTTATGTTACCTTTTGGTAGTGTTCTCATTTGTCTTTACCTCCATTATTAATCTGCCTAAATACCAATTAGCTTTTTCTAAATCTTGTAAAGGTTCACCTTTAAATTTATATCTAGAAACATACTTCAAAACATTGCCCTTCAAATATCCATGATATTCATCACTTGTCATACAATCTTGTATAACTTCTATAGTTTCTTTTTTACCATGTTTATAGTGAGAAGGTGAATGTACTTTATCGTCTACCATATTCTCTCCTTATTGCATTGTAATCAATAGTCTCAATATTATAAGATCCATTATTTACTTCTCTTTTAACTATAATGCCACTCCACCACATATGTTGAGTATCTCTAGCAAAATGTTCTTTATGATTTAAATAACATCCAGCAGATAAAGCATACAGTTTTTTACCATTTGGTAAAGTAGATGTAGCATAATCTAATAAATGACTATGACCTACTGTAGCAGATACTTTATGTTTTGTCAACAAAGTTCTAGCTATATTTTCTCCTGATATAGCACTACCCAATATACCTGATGGGAAATGATGAGCATAATATATACCATTTATAACTTTATTTTGTTTATATGGTACTTCTTGCCATCCGTATTGTTTAAAATTAAGATCACTAATTTTTAGTGTCCCATCTAGTTCAGGATTCTCATCA